TTAACGCCAAAGTTGTTGCTGTCCATTGGCCGCTGGATGCGGCGGCGCAAAATCGATTTTGGCTGGCGTGACGATGAAACGCTCGATCGTTTCCATCGTGACGAAGGTGCAACTGCAATTGATGTTAGTACACTGGTGATAACGTTCTTTGGTGTTCTTGCTGAGATAACGGCTTGTGCGAGCATGCGCAGCGTGCTGGCATTCTGGACAATGAAACATAGCAACCTCGTCACTCTTGTAATGTGAACTCATAATACCGTCTGGTTCTCTTTTTGAGAACAAGGTTGTTTTCTTTTTGGTAAATTCATAGGGAATGAAATGTCACTTATCAAAACAACACTTGCCTCGGTTTTACTCCTTATCTCCGGCAGCTCCCTCGCCGCAAACTCCGTCCAGCAAGCGCTAGAGAAAGCACTGAAGCCGTGGCAACCGGTAGAGATCTTCAAATCAGATAACACGTTAACCGTCGCTTTGCCTGGCAGCAGCATGACGTCTGAAGCTTATGAATCAGTAATAATGAGCGGGATATGCCCGTTGGCATGGAGCAAAGACGCATCCAAATCTGCACTTAAAGGCCTTAAAGAAGTGAATGTTATTAACCAGTATAAAGCGCTCGGTTATACCTTAGAGAACCCGCTTTCCACCTGCACAGAGATCGGAAAGCTGATGGATAAGCCAGCCAAAGTTATGCTGATGGGTAATACGCATATGTTTACCGGCAAGGCTAAATAAATCATTAAAAAAGTAACCCGGCAAACGGGTTACTTTTACCTGAATTACGCGCCCTGCTTTAATCACCCTGCTCTGTTTCATATTCCACATCTGACAGTTTCACCTCCAGTTCCAGCGCAGTGACAAAACCGCTGTTATTCAGCGAGTGAGTGACCTTTGTGATCGTCCAGTTCTGCTCGTCTATGATGCGCTTAAAGCCACTCACCTTTGCCGGCGTTTCCGGGTAAAGCTCGGCGCGGCCGCACGCCAGGGTGATGGAAAACTCCGCCACGCCGCGCTGTAACTTATCCCACTTCGCCTGGGCCGCACGCATCGCCTGGGCTTTTGAGGCGTAAGTTGTCGTCAGTACAAACACGTTATCCGCTTCGCCGGCCATGTATTCGCCTTCTCTGGCCTCCGGCTCCTTCTTCTCCTTTTTTTTCTTCGTGGCTTTGGGGTGCTCCAGCGCGCGCAGGTGCTTAACCTTAGGCTTGCGTTTTACCTTTACCTCTTTGGGCTTCGGGTCTTTGGTGTGCAACCATTTCGCCGTCACGCCGGTATAGGCGCCACGGTCAGCGATGGCGAACTGGTGGCGGTCACCGTCGCTGCGGGTGATGGTGATTTGCGGGATCGCCTTACCGCCTGCCGTCATGCCGGCACCGGCTTTAATGAACATCAGCACGCCGGCTTTTATCGCCACCTCGGCACCGTTGCGCTCTGCAAGCCGGGTCAGGAATTTGGCATCGCTCTCCTGCGCCTGGTCGATATGTGAAACCGGAATGCGCGCCAGCTCAGGCGCTATCCTGGCCTTCAGTTTGTTGCGTGTGGCGATGGTTTCCACCACGGCGCCGAGCGTGGTGTCGTGGTAGGACTCCTCCCGGCGTGAGTTAAGCGTGCCGCGAAAATCCGCGCTGCGCGCCCGGATGGTCAGGGTGTCCGGCGCGCCCCGGTGTTCGATTTCATCGACGGTAAAATCACCTTTCCCGATAAGCGCCTCGCCCTGCCAGCCCATGAACAGCGTCAGCACCGCGCCCCGGATCGGCAGCTCAAGCTGGCCGTCGGCGTCGTCGAGCTCAATATCGAGCTGGTCAGCCTCAAAGCCACGGTTATCGGTCAGCGTCAGGCTCAGAAGCCGCTCGCTGATTACCGTCGTGATATCTTTCGTGTTTATCCTCAGCATATAAGCCGGCGTCATACCCGCGCCTGCACCGTTGTAAAAATCGGACAGCATCAGAAAAACCCTCCCGCCACCGTTTTCACTTTCTGCAGGGTATCGCCCGCCTTACCGACCAGATCCTGCGCCTGCTGACTCAGGTCGCCATAAAGCGCGGCGAGTGAATCATCGACGCGGGTCAGCGCCAGGGTGAAGTCGATTTTTCGCGGCGAGCCGTCAGAAAAAAACTCGGTGCCGGTCGTCTCCACGCTGTTAATCACAAACAACCCGTAAATGACGCCGGTGCCGTCCATCAGCGGCCAGGCTTTGCCTTCTTCCGCCATCAGCTCGACCGCTTTCAGCGACAGCTTGCCGCCGGTGATTTCCGGGTAAAGCGTGCCGTTCAGCGTGATTTTCTCCTCCTCCACGCCGAGGAACTGAAAAGAGGGCCGCCGGCCAATGCGACTGTTGGAAGGCCACCGGTAATCGACCGACCGCTGCATACTCTGATAAGGCAGCGTCTGTCGCATAAATACAAACATCCCGAGCACAAGCATCATCGTGCAGTCTCCTTAACCGTCATGGCCCATACTGGCGCGGCTGCGTGCGCGCTTCTCCCGTTCGATACGCTCCAGCTCCTCGCGCATCTGCTGGGCAAGAGGCGCGCCACCGGTACCCGCACCGCCGGCTACAGAAATGTTGTATTGGTTGCGGCTCTGGTCGATATAAGAACGCCCGCCCGCCGCGCTGACCGGTTGATAAGCCTGATAGGCCGGTGCCTGACCGAACATGCCCGCCGGCACATGTGCCGCCGCCGCACCACTCATACCGCCTGCACGCGAGGCGACCGCATTTGCCTTTTCAGCTTTGGCATCGAGCGCGTCGGATTCCTTTTTAACGATGCCGAGCTTTTCCAGCACCCACGTAATGCCTTCGCGCAGCTTGTCAAAAGCCTTAAGCGGCAGCAGCAGCGCATTGGCGAGCCCCTTAACGCCGTTAACGGCGACGTTGGAAAGTGTTTTATGCCAGCCCGTTTCCTGGTCGATTCTGGCGCGCAGGCCGAGCGCGCGCGCCGTGGCGAAGGCGGTATCGCTGGCGCTGGTTGAGGTGTTCCAGGCGATAAAGTCCGGCCAGATGAGCATCAGCTCGCGCTGGCCGAAGTTTTTACGGTAGGCGATGACCTCGGACAGGGTTTTACAGCCCCATGCGCTGACATAGCCGAATGCGCGCAGCTTCTGACAAATGGAAGCAAGCGCGACCGCCACCTCCAGCGTATCGAAGCCCGGCACGCCGAGAATACGCGGCTTGACGCCGGTCACCGCCTCGGCGGTCAGCAGCGCTTTCATGCCGGTGAGCTGGCCGTTTTCATCGGTGCCGCCGATGATGTTCGAGACGGTCTGCGCGAGCGCCTCCTCGCTGTCACCGGTGCCTTCAGCCACGCGCACGACAATGGTGACGGGTTTCGCCTGGTCAGCGATGGCCTGAAGGACAGCGGCCAGCGTGCCTTTTTTGCCGGCTTTGGCGATAGCGCTCTGCACGTTGGTGATCAGCACCGGCACATTGAGGGGAAAGGTGGCGGCGTCGGCATCGCTGGCCGTACAGACCATGCCGATGATTGCCGTGGAAACAGTGGAAATGACGCGCGTGCCGTCGTTGACTTCGACGACCTGAACGCCGTGATGGTAATCACTCATCCGGTTAACTCCGTGGGGGTTAGGGGTGAGTGTTATTTTCAGGCCCGCCGGGGTGGCGGGCTATTTATCACGGTTGGGAGGTGTCTGGTACAACGTTTGATCAAGCAATGGCATATTTAAATTGCTCAGAGCCCATTATTAGATCAGCGTTTTTTTCTTTTCCCCTTATGCTGTTGTCGTTGTTTCTGCGCTGCAATAGCGCGTGCCCTCTCCATTTCTTTATTAAGCAGTTCGGATGCTTCGGCAGCCTTTTGGTAAAAATCATTTGAAGCCGGAAGATTTTTTATTAAAGACAGTAAAACTGGCGAAGCCTCCATTCGGCCTTTCTTCATGAAAAACGCAATCTGCTTATTACCTACATATAAACAAATCGAGAAGCACAACACCGTTATTTGCATCCATAAAGACTGGCTAAAGTTATAATTACCATTTGCAATCTGTACCAGCCATGAGAAAAAGTATACTGAAGACCCCAGGCACACTAAACAAAACATCACCACAAACTTCCTGGGAAAGGAAAGATGCCCTACTCTATAAGTAAACATTTTGACTATTGAAACATGCGCATAAAAAGCAAAACTTAACCCGGCCATGCCAATTTCGATAGTGGAATTAGTAAAGGAGTAATCTGTTTGGGTGTATATCACAAAAAGAATTACAGTCAGCGGAATAAGATATATAAAATCAGCCCTTATTTCTTTATAAAACTCCCCCATGTAAGACGAGCTTCTTCCTGAGAGCGCCATAAAGAAGTCATACATATAAATCAATGCTACAGTCCATGTGGCAGAAGGGAGTGTATACTTATACATTCCAACCAATGCATTCACTATTGACGTAAAAAAATCGCCCTTAAGGGCGTTAAACGGATCAGCCTCAGGAAAAACCATTGCAGCCCAAATATTAGAAATGGCCGTAACCAATACAATTGAAATTATTATCCCCTGTGATTGTTTCATTACTGCCAGCGCTCCTTTTCAAATGACAAACACTTAATCATTTATCAAAGTCCATTACCAACATTTTCGATATTACGTCTTCAGCAAAACAATCACAGAGAGATAAAAAAATTAAACAGGAGCTTCAGGCCATGTAATTTCTGACGCTTCGCTGGTATCAATGCGGTTAAGCAGCACGCGGTACTGTAACCACTCAGTTAACCGCATCTTTTCCTCGTCTGTCGCTATGCCGAGATTTACCGCATCCTGAAGCGGGGCAATCGCATCGCCCGCCGCCCTCATCAGCGCGGTCTTTTTACTGGCGGCCAGCGCGTTCAGCGTTTCCGGGTCGGGCGGTGGCGGATCGGCAAGTACCGGCTGCCCGTACTCGTTTGACGTGATAACTTTGCCTCCGGTCTGGGATTCCAGAAGGTACTGATACCAGCTTACTGATACCTCCCGCGCATCATCAGGCCAGCACTGTTGTTGCTCGTAATCGGCCCGCATCTGCTCAGGGTAAAAACCGTTTGTTGTGGCGCTAAAAAATACTTTCATCTCATCGTCCTATAGCCATCCAGCCCACGGTATTGCGTTGCGAGGCGGCAATCACAAATCCTGTCGTTGATGTGCTCGATGCGCCCACATCCCCGTAAGTGCCGCTGTTAACATTCAGTGACAGCGACGGAACAATACTGAATGCCACCGGGAACGTAACACCCTGCCCGCTGGTCGTTACGGCGACCTTGCCATACTGGATTAGCATCCCCGTGTTGGTATCCCTGAACCACCCGTTCGCCCCAAGCGAGGCGGTGTTGATTTTCTGAAAGCGCGCATCAGATTCTGCTTTCGTGTAAGCCTGCCCCGCCGGGGTGTAACTGCCTTTGGGCTGGTAGCGGACATCACCCTCTGCTTTGGTGTATGCCCCCACGTTCCCAGCAGGAATGGCGATATCTGCCGTACCGTCAAACGCCACACCGGCGATATTGCGCGCGGTGGCCAGCCTGCTGGCCGCAACGGCAGTGCCACCCACCGGCAGGGCGCCTATATCCTCCGCCGTAGGCTTATTGGCTTCATCGTACTGTTTTACCCAGGCTGACCATGTACCGTTAAACGCCGTGCGGATGTACGCGCGGGAATTGTTATAAATCCGGTAAATCTGCGTAACACCGGCGTGTTTATAGATCTCAAGCGAACCCGCGACCGGCTCCGGGTAATTCTTCCCGTTAGCCGCCTGCGAATTAGCAAGCTGGTAATACAGCCCCGGCACGGTGTATGTGTTCAGGTCTGCCGCACTGCCGATGCTTACCGACTGCCCGTTAAAAATATCCTGCGCGGTGATGGTGATATCTTCGCTCAGGGCGCGACCGTTAACCCTGCGCCCGGACGGCACGCGGCCACTGGCGTTGTCATTTGCCGCCTTGACGGCCTTTGCCGTTGCCGCCAGTGTTTCGGAGGTGCTGTCGGTCGCGCTTGTGAGCTGAACCAGCCCTTTTTGCGTCGTGGAAGCGTCCTGCGCCGTGTATTTCCCTTTCGCCAGGTCATATGCCGACTTCACCGCTTTGGGCGTGGCGGCCAGCGTTTCCGAGGTGCTGTCGGTGGCGCTGCTTAGCTGTACGAAACCTTTCGCGGTCAGCGTGCCGTCAGGGTGTCGGCGGGATTGTTCATGATCCGCGAGCTTTTCATCGACATAATCCTGCGTCGCGATGACCGTGGTGCTGTCAATCGTCAGCTCAACTGATGCCACGTCCGACAGAATGATGACCATGCGTAATGTCTGCGCGCGACCAGACCCTTCTTCGAGTTTTGGCTTGTAACTTTCCGCCATGTTACCGACAGCGACGAGCACACCGGTATCATCATAGAGCCCCATTTCACGCAGCCAGAAACCGCCCGTTTCAGGCGGAATGACCAGTTCGGCCACCACGTAATTTTTATGTTTGTTGTCCTGGCTGATTTTATTCAGCGCATGGCGCCAGACTTCATTAACAAGTTTCGTCTGTGACGGTGCCGGCTGCGGCAGCGAGCCGGCGCCATCTCCCACGGCCATTGCGGTAATGTTGACTTTCTTACCCCCCGGCGTCAGGGCGGCGGCGAACTTCGCCGCGCCGGCCGTCGTGACTACGGTTTTATATTTTGTGGTCATACGCTGCTCGCTTCCCCCGGATAAACAGTAACAATATCGCCGTCATAGCTCAGGCCGGCGGTGTAGAGATACCCCGCAACATCCTGAATAATATTCAGGCCGATGAGGTGGCGACTGGCTGGCTTTGCACCTGCGATAAGCCGCTCCATTTCAAGAAACATCTCTTCGGTGATGCCGGTTTCGAGCACACCGATATCAAGGCGAAAGGTGCCCGGCGGATCGCTGTTTTCCCACCATTCCGTCACGTTAATGACGTAACCGAGAGGCTCAACCACTCGCCGCACCGCGCCTATGGTGCCTTTGTGGCAGTGGATGTAATAGGCGCTGCGGATAACGTCGCGCTTTGTCTCTTCAGGCCAGCTCTCATCCCACCGGTCAACAGAAAATGCCCACGCAAGCCAGGGTAAAAGGCTGGCAGGGCATGTTTCTGTATCCCACAGACGGCGCAGCGGGGCCGGCGTGTTCCCGATATCAGCACAGGCCAGCGCCGCTGCCACCTCAAGCGGTGAGGAGCCCACCGGCATTAAACGCGCATCACTCATCGGAGCCTCCGACAGTGATTTGATAACTGGTACAGAAAGAGGCCTGCGTTTTATCGAGCACAACGTCGGCGACAGGTGCGGCAAGCTCCACACGCTGCACACCTTCAACATGCAGGGCGGCGAAAATAGCCGAGCGCCGGATATCACGCCCGATACGATGCTGCGCGCTGATATAAGCCTGAAGCCTGGTTTCGGCCGCTGCCCGCACAGGCTCGATTTCAGGGCCGGGATAAAGGTAAAGCGTCGCAACAATCTGATAGTCAACGATAGAGGCCGACTGCACGGTCAGACGATCAGCCACCGGCCGGACATCTTCATCGTTGAGCGCATTACGCACGACGGTCAGCAGTTCATCAGAGGCTTTTCCGTTATCCTCGCGCGACAGTACTGACACCGTGACGCAGGCGGGCTGCGGGCTTATTACCGAGATATCCGCGACGCGCCCGTCGGCGCTGCGGCCGTGATATTCATACGCGCCCGTTGAACCGGCCACGCTTAATCCTTCAAGCGCCTGCTGAATACGCAGCCTGAAATCCGCGTCAGATTCCATAACGGCCATGACAGGCGGCATAGCTGTTTCGTCGGCTGGCGTGATAACGAGGCGACTCACGCCGAAATTACCGCCGAGCACATCCAGATCACGGCCAGTGGCATACGCCAGCATGACCGCTTTTGCCGCCTCGTTAACCCGCTGGCGCCAGATGACCTCACGGTAAGCATTTTCCTGAAGCAGCTTCACAATGGGCTCAGATTCCAGCGCCAGCGTGCGCGCGACGACATCCTGCTCCTCCTCGGGATACAGGGAAATCAGCGTCGCCTTTCGCTCGGCGAGAATGGTTTCAAAATCGAGCTCCTCGACCACATCGGGGGCGGGTAGCTGGCTCAGGTCAATGGTCGGCATGGTTATCAGCTCACAGGAATGGTTAAGGAAATATCGCCGCCCGTGTCGGTGCGCTGGCCGCTGATTTCCACGACCATTTCACCGTTAAAGCGGATTTCGAAAGTCAGCCCGGACAGACACACACGCGGCTCCCACTTCAGGATCGCCATGTAGCACGCCGACATGATTTGCAGGCGCAGCGCCTGATTTTGTGGCTGGTCAATCAGCATCGACAGCAGCGAGCCGTAATCGCGGCGCATCACGCGCGAGCCGACCGGCGTCGTGAGAATGTCGCGGATGCTCTGGCTGATGTGCGCCGCATCGGTGAGTGTCATGCCGGTGTCGCGGCTCATTCCGCTGTAACGGGCCGTCATTTGGTGCCCTCAGTCCAGCTTCCGCCGCGCTGAACGCCGCCGTGACTGTGCTCGTCAACCTGCACGCCGTTCGAGGTGAGCGCACCGCCGCTGTGCTGGATGTTGCCTTTCATCGTGCCGCCTTTCTGCACCTCAAGGGTGCCGGTGATGAGTTTGTTTGTGCATACCACTTCCGGCGTGTCGAGGGTGATACGCGTGGAGGCGGTGACGGTGACCACCGGCACGGTCACTGTTGCGGATTTCGCCGCGCTGATGCTGGCCGTCTGAATGCCGGAAACCTGAAGTGCACCACTTGCGGGCTCGTACTCAATAACCGCCCCGTCAGGAAAGGCGAGGTGAACGGCGTCAGCGGAGGCCGACGGCGCCGGGTTGTCGTCAGAGAAAATGCCCGGCAGCACAAACGCGGTATCGAGCTCGCCGCCCACGGCGAGGATAAGCACCTGTTCACCGACTGACGGCGCCCACCAGGTGCGCGAACGTCCGGCGCGGTGGGTAAGCCACTGCAACCAGTCGGTCACGTTTTTCCCGGTCTGCACGCGACAGCGCCCCGCGTCGGTATCCACCGAAACGATGACGCCGGTGCGGATCATGTTGCGCAGCAGGCGCGAGATTTCATTGAATTGATTTTTCATAAAGCCATAATGCTGCCTAGAAGAAGCCAATCCAATTTGTTAAGTTTCTCTCGTGGGTTGCACAACAAAAGAGAAAAAGGAGATGGTGATGGAGCTCAGGGAATTTTTTAATGATTTTAAAGTAAAGGATGCATTAGATCGCTATATTAAAACACTTTCAGTCATAGAAGCTAAGGGTGGTTTTAAACATGAGCGCAACGAAAGAATACTGCAAATGCTCAGGTTCTTCTGGGAAAAAGGGGAATATTGGGATGAGCATACTCAACACAACATCGCATATATTGGGGATGTGTTTTTAGAACAGCTAAAAAACCGTTTCATGGAAGAAAGCAATCTAAATGAAATGTTTGCAGACTGCCTTAGATTTACACTAGAAGCATCAATCTCCCAAGACTCATCTAATTACACCGCTTTTTTTCGAGTACAACAAGATTTTGCTTTAAATAATCTTGAACTTTTTGACCATGCAAGCCAAGGTCAAATTAAATATGCGTTTTATGAAATGCCTATAAGCATTGTCCGCGATTTCATCGGTCATTCCAACGTTAAAACCTACCGTGAATTCATTGACGCCGTTAAAGTAGCGAAGGACTTCCAAGTAAAAAGCAGCAATTACATTGAAGAAAAGGAAAAACGTGTCAAAGAATTGAGTGAGACACTAAAAAAGCATGAAACCGCATTTAACTTTGTTGGGCTTTACGCCGGATTCTCTGAGCTCGCCGCCATCAAAAAACAAGAATTAAGAAATAGCAAGCGACTCCTTTTCTTGTTAGCCCCAGTACTAACACTACCCATTATTGGAGAAGCGTTAGTTTTGACCTTCATGCCCCAGAACAAGAGTGTAAGCGACCATTTGATAAATTCTATTCCTATTATTTCTTTAACGCTGATCTTAATTTACTTCTTTAGAGTGGTATTAAATAACTTTAACTCTATCCGAGCCCAACTGATGCAACTTGAACTTAGAAAAAGCCTTTGCCAGTTCATCCAGAGCTATGCAGAGTATTCAAAAGAAATAAGAATGGATGCGGTAAATCCACTAACTAAATTTGAAGAGATAATATTTTCAAACATAATGGGAACGGATGAAAAAACCCCATCAACTTTTGATGGAATTGAACAGCTCGCGGGAATCATAAAGGCTATAAAAAACAAATAGATTTGTTATAAAGAGCACCATTATAGTGACTTTTCAAATAACGGAACACAGAATAATCATGGACATTATAATCTTGCGTTTTTATTGTTAGCATAACACTAAAACACATTACCAGAATCCAGTAAGGAATAGAGAATGATAGAGAATGAATACAACCAAGCTTTTAGCATTAGAAAAGCACAAGCTAGAAAAATAAAAAACGACAAAAATCAGTTTGCCCTTGATAGGGCTCATGAAATCAGAAAATTCGAGATAGAACTTTACTGGAAAAGAACAGCGTATTTCTGGACAATAATAGCTGCAATATTTGCTGGCTTCCTTCTTATGGCATCCAAAAAAGCAGAAACAGAACTTAACAGTGCCTACCTGTCTTTGATTGCATTTACAGGCTTTGTTTTTTCTTATGCCTGGTTTTTAGTAAATAAAGGAAGTAAATTCTGGCAAGAAAATTGGGAGTACCACATTGACTGCTTAGAAAACCAAGTTACAGGGCCGTTATATAAAACAGTGCTTTATAAGAAAGATAATATTGACGCAAGAAAAATGAAGTGGAAAAACTACATACTTTCATCTGAAAGCATTTCAGTGTCAAAGGTAAATCAATTTATTGCCCTTTTCACCATGTTCGTTTGGGCCTCCCTTTTCTTATCAACGATCACTACCTTTTGGGGGACGATATTTTCAAGTATAGCCATGCTGATTTTTATCGGCTTTGTATATAACAACTGCAAAACAGACCTATCTGACAAAGATAAACCAACCCAAATAAAAATCCACTCTCGCGAGACTAAGATTAGCGAATAAAAAATCAAAAGCCATAACGGGACTTCCATTATGGCTAAAATATTTTTTTTACCGAAGCGTCAACGTAACTAATCGGCAAGAGATTCGATTATCATACTTTTAACAATAGCTTGATCAGTCTCATCAAACCCGAGCAACGGGCGCGCCGGATACTGAACCGCCTTGCCGTTGCGGCCGGGTTTATCCTTCAGGCCGAACTGATGTACCCGCGCGATGCGCTGCACCTTACCGGTAAACTCCACCACGGCGGCCTCGCTGCTGCCGCTGGCTTTCATAAAACGACTGGTGCGAAGCTTCGCGAACATTTCGCGCTTTACCCGCCCCTTTTTAGCGCGGGCGGGCTGATGCCGGCGCGGCGTGTAGGCGCTGCCGTCCGGGGCTTTCTGCGCCTTAATGCGCTGCTGCTGCCGGGTGCGCAGCGTCTTTGCGATATCCTGCGCCATCCGGCGCCGGCCCGCCGGTGACAGGGCGGCAATCAGCGCGGAAAGCCGCTTTTCAAACGGGCTGAAATCACTCATGCCAGCGACTCACAAATTCACCGTTGATATAAAGCTCAACCGGACGCGTGACCGGCTCCGGCGGTGGCGGCTCGGGTATGTCTGTGACATACAGCGCACCGTCCGACTCCTTAACCAGTGTGCGCTCGCTGATTAACAGGCTGATGCTGACGTCGACACTGCTGTCGCTGTTGATACTCGACCGCCGCGATATTCTCGATTATGTCGAGTGCATCAGTAACGGCAAATGGTACGAGCCGCCGGTCAGCTTCGCCGGCCTGGCGAAAAGCCTGCGCGCCGCCGTGCATCACAGCTCGCCGATTTACGTGAAGCGCAATATTCTGGCAAGCACGTTTATTCCGCACCCGCTGTTATCACAGCAGAATTTCAGCCGCTTCGTGCTGGATTTTCTGGTGTTCGGTAATGCCTTTCTTGAGGCGCGAAAAAGCGTGACCGGCAAAGTTTTCAGGCTGGATGCCTCGCCAGCCAAATACACGCGGCGCGGTGTGGAGGAGGATGTTTACTGGTGGGTGCCGGGCTTTTCACTGCCGCAGCAGTTTGAACCGGGCTCGGTGTTTCATTTGCTTGAGCCGGATATCAACCAGGAGCTTTACGGGATGCCGGAATATCTCAGCGCGCTTAACTCGGCATGGCTGAACGAATCCGCGACGCTGTTTCGCCGCAAGTATTACCAGAACGGCGCGCACGCGGGGTACATCATGTACGTGACCGACGCGGCGCAGAGCAGCACCGATGTAGAGGCGATGCGTGATGCGATGCGCAGCTCGAAAGGGCTCGGCAATTTTAAGAACCTGTTTTTCTACGCACCGAACGGAAAGCCCGACGGGATTAAAATCGTGCCGTTAAGCGAGGTCGCCACCAAAGACGATTTTTTTAATATTAAAAAGGTGAGCGCGTCCGACATGCTCGATGCGCACCGCATCCCGTTTCAGCTCATGGGCGGCAAGCCGGAAAACGTCGGCAGCTTGGGCGATATCGAGAAGGTGGCAAAGGTCTTTGTGCGCAACGAGCTCATTCCGTTGCAGGACCGGATCAGGGAAGTCAATCACTGGGCGGGAGTGGAAGTGATCCGCTTTAAAGCATACTCGCTGGACGACAGCAACGATTAAAGCAGGCCGCCGAAAGGCGGTTTTTTCACACCCCGCCGCATACGCGCTCAGGCGCACCACACGCCCCGCATCAGCACGCACGTCCTCATCACCCGCCCCTACAGCGCAGCGCCTCACAGCGAGGCGATGGCGCGCGTTATTTTAAATCGTGCACAACCCGCCGCGCGCAATGCTATCCCCGCCTCGCCTGCCCGCTTAATGAGGCGGTTTTAATGCAGTTGCATCAGTAGGCTGAAACCCGCCAGGACTGATAAATACGTAAACAAAATGTGAGCAACAATGAATGCAAAAAAATGCAACCTGCTAATGCATGATTCTCGGGGTGCAAATTAAACAAGAAGAGCCTTAACTTTGTTGACTAAGTCAGTGCAGTACTCTTCATTTTGTCTGGTCCAAAGGCTCAAAAATGCTCCACGAATTATCACCTCTGACACGAAACCCAACTCCATACCAATTTGATTAAAAATAAGATGAGGGTCACGATTTGTCCTTGAAACAGATTCGACAACTGATTTTACTTTCACCTGAGACTCCGGAGACAATTGGCAAGAAACAGTAAGTACGGCCAATATATCATTGATATGACTTAGTATATCGTCAAAAACGCTACGCTCAGGTTGAGTGCCTGGCAATCTAAAAACTCCAAGCTCGCTATTATCGCTTTGAGAGGAGTCACCATCAATAATACAAAGTGACTTAAATTTAATTGAAGGATTTGCTGTGTGAGACTTATGGATAGACACAGCATTGCCATCACCTGCAACAGCATGGACTTCCAATTGGTCATAATCACTCTTTAATCTTTCCCGAAGAATTGTATCAACCCAACATTTTGCAAACTCATCTTCAACAAAAATTGCTAGTTTCTTGTCAACTCGGCCTGATATAGCCCTCAAAGACTCGACAGTTAGCCTACCCTTCCTTAAACGGCCATCGATGCAGGCCCATATTGCTTCCTGAGGTAAAGGCATTAGGGCATAATCACTGTGGGTGGTAAAAACAGCCTGAATAGATTTACGTTTGGCGACATCAATTAAGTACTCTACCATTCGTCTTGTAGCTACAGGATGCAATCCATTTTCGATCTCTTCTATAAGAACCAAACTGTTATCAGATGCATCCTCAATTTCAGAGACCATCCTTATGATAGATGACTCTCCTGCACCAAAATGAAACTCAGAATAACGGCTTCCGTTGTTATTGCCGACAAAAAACTTTTCATCATGACCAATATCAGTAACATTAAACGCAGAGACATCCTTACCCAAAATGTGCTCTATCTGTTTAGCAACGTTTGCACTTAATGTTGATAAACTGCCCGTATGTTGATAAGAAGAGCGAGTAAGTTTTTTATACTTTGTCTTCTCGCCTGCAGGAACAGTTCGCTCGATACCAAAGAAATAGACATCCCTCGATACAACTTCATCCCGGGCCCATTTAGCACTTCTAAAACTGCTGGTTCTGCGAACTGTTTGACGTGGATTGACACTTTTATCAATTATTTCGTATTCGACCTTCCAACCAGCCATGCTTTCATCACCAATAGCACTTTTGGGAAAGAATACACTGGGCTTGATTTCTTTATAAGCGCATCCAGCAACACCTAGAACCGAAGACTTGCCGCTCCCATTAGGACCAACCAAAGCTGTGACTGGAAAATCGAAAGAGATATCTTCACCTGAGAACCCACGAATCCGTCCAATTTTCGCTTTTAATAAATATTTGCCATAATTGTTCTGTTTGACCTTTTCGAGCAACTCATTAACAGTGGATGCCCTGATTTCACTTAAATTCTCTGCCATATGATCCTCCGTCAGGTAAAAGAATAGTTAAAAACAGAATCCTCTGATACTACTACTCACCTGAATTGAAATCACACCCCAAAATTTCATGATTGTGATATTGAAACACTTTTCCTCGGTAAACGTCCGGGTAGTCATCGTCCTTTTTGCCCATTGTCTAACGCCTCGCTTTGCTCGTTGTTCAACGCCGAAGCCGGCAAGAAATCCCCTTGCCGGCTTCGGCGTTAACTCAGTGCATTCAGCTGTCGTATTACCAAACTATGCCAGAATGTCCATCACGCGCTTTTATCTTCGACCGGACTAAACCCGCTTAACTCAAGATCGTTAGCGCTGTTTTTACGAATGCATTTCCGCTTCCTCGTTACCGCGAAGAGTCATCTATGGAACAGGCATAATCATGATTGCGGATTTTTGCCATCAGCTCATCGGTAAGCTCAGAAACCCACTGGATAGCGAGCCGCTTTTCTTCATCGTTGCAGTCGCTGGCCGCGACCAGTTTCATAAAAAAATCAATACGCTGAAGTTTTACCGACTCCCAGAAACACTCTTGCATTTTCCCTCCTGACATCAACTACTGAACAAAATACTGTATATAAATACAGTATATAACACTCAAGAAGTTGTAAACCTTTTTCCGGTTTCAAGAGGATGATTCTGATGTAGTTTTTAAGCGCAACTATTGTTAATAGCGAGATAGCCTCAGCGTCACTCAATAGGCCTAAGAGCATTAAACCTTGCTAAAACCTGCTCCGCTCTCGCCTTATATTGGGCCTCACTAAGTACAGGTTTTGGTACACGGGCAGCAAAGATTTCGCCAGACCCCGATCCCCTGCACCATTTCCCGTTAATGCACATCTTCGCCCCGCTCATAAGCGACAGGGCTTGCCCACGACTAAGGGTTTGACCGGTTAAAAGCTGGATCTCATCTATTGTCCTGGCGATGCCTGCCGCGTTTTTTTCGGTGGCATGGTTAAAGGTTCGCCGTTTCACCGCTTTCCTTTCTCTCAACAGGTCAGTCAGTTGACGGCGTTCGCGGCGGGTTAATGGCCGGGTGAGATCAACCGGCGGCCTTTCTGCAGGATCTGGCCCGGCCTCGGGCGTACAGTTATTGACAGAACTCCGAGAGGGCGCAGGAGCGCCCTTAACTTCAAAACCTTCGGCCTGCGGCCGTTTAGCAACAATCTTCCACTGCGTGAGCCGCGTAATAATGGGCGTGCATTCGCCGACTTCCTTGTCATAAACCCCACGTATGCGCACACACTCCTCGCCGTATTCGTTTACCGCATCGGTGCTTGCGTACAAGGTGCGCACCTGAAGCTCATCACGGCGCACAAACGGGCCGCCCTGGGCATTAACGTAGCCTGCCCAGTCGCCCGCATCAGCGGCATCATGCACAAGCGCAAACTCCACGCTAAGCCCTTTCGCTATTTCAGCGTCGGCCATCCGGCGCAGTTCGCGGTAAACCGTCACCGGCGCACCGCCCACAAACTGAAACTGACGAATACGCCAGCGTGCCGCCCAAGCCGATACCGCCGGCGCGGTTTCCTTGAGCATCTCGCCGCTCTCGTCGTCGCGCTCATCATCAAGCGCGTAACCGTCGATATTTTTGCTGATGTATTTCGCCACGTAGCCGGTCGCGCTGCCCTTGTCCGGGTCGATAGCTTCAGCGTGAAAACGGGCCTTGCGGGCCTTCTCGCTTTTAAGCTCGTGATGGTCTTCTTCACGGGCATAGCGGGTAATAACGGCGCGCACGCGGTCGACATCTTCCGGCAGCATAAACAACAGCATGTGCCAGTGTGGCGTGGCGTCGTGGTGCGGCTCGGCAACGCGAATACCGAATATGCGAATATCGTCACGGTGCAGCTTCGCGCGAATACGCGCCCACAGCCCGGTAAAATAGCGCTGTGTGTCCGCCGGGCTTGCGCCGTTCCATCTGCTGTTACGGTAGCCGGCCTTTGTGGTGGCGTGGAATTTAGACGGGGCGGTCAGCGTGTAAAACTCGCCAACATAGCCGAGCTCGTTACAGATATTTTCGAAGCCGCGGATGCGGGTCATTAGCTCGCAACGGCGGATCGCCGGGTTGGCGACGCTACCGTCGTATTTTTCGATAAGGCTGATGCGGTTGCCTTCTTCATCTTCCAGCTCCATTCCCTTGAGAAATTCGCGGGTGCGGCGTTTCTGTTCGCGCCAGTCACTCACACAGCTTTTGCTGGCATACGCGCTGTGCTTTTTGCTGACGTTCCCGAGCGCGATGTGCAGATGCTCGCGCCATTCTGCTGCGATGCGGCGAAGGCGGCCTGTCCACCATTTTTCGGTCGCCATGCGCAGCACTGCCGGCCCCACATCTTCGGCGGTCACATATTTTGTGGTGATTTTTTCCCACAGGGGCGGGGCGTTTTTAAAGTGGCGGGTGATACGTGCGGCGCACATGTAGGAAGCGTGCAGCGCCTTTAACTCGCTGCCCTCCTGGATTTCAACGGTGCCTAATTCAGCAACGATAAAATTGGCGATATCGCCGGCAAGCAAATCGATATCGGCTTTCGACATATCAGCCAGGCGGTTATAACGCGCGGTCATGTTCACAAGCCGCGTTGTCAGATGTATGGAAACGCGAAAATCAAACATGCTGTAAATCCTTTTATGTCTCAAAATGGGACCAGTTACCCAACAACAATTCTGAAGTTAGAGTGACCTAAGGATTCGCGTACCTGATCTGCCTTATAAGCAAGATAACGAATACGCACATGATCTTTATTTTTTATCTTTGGAACTATGTACTTAGCCAGTTTCCCATGATGGATTTTTTGATACACCGAGCCACGGGAGATACCTTCCCATTCTGCGAACTCGGCAGGCGTCGCAAACTCTTTAAGTACACAAATTGATATATCAGTGCTCATAAGGCAGTATCTCGTAGTTTTGTTCCGTTTTATCTCGTTTTATAAAGTTAAGGTTTGTTTTTCAAACCTTGAGTGGATACTAAGATCGCGTTTTGTAAACGTCAAGGGTTTTGATTATGAGATCTATCAAGGTTGGCAACGACAGCGGTGGCCGGGATGCGATTAACCGGCTTATCAAAGCTTATAATTTCAGCTCCCGGCAGCAACTTTGTGACCATCTATCTGTGTCCAAAAGCACTATGGCAAACAGGTACTTAAGGGATAGCTTCCCTGCGGAATGGGTGATTCAATGCGCCCTTGAGACAGGAGTCTCGCTGCTTTGGTTAGCGACTGGGCAAGGAGATAAATCAGACAAAAAACCAAGTACTGATTATGTGAACTCAGCTGATATCAAAAACCTTTCTGAGGTGGTTGCTCCTGAAATTGACAAGGTTAAGTTGCATGGTGGAGCTTTGGTTGAGGATGGCAAGGTCATTCTGGATAGCAGCCTGATTCCAAAAGATATTATCGATCCGCTGCTGGTTAGTGCCGAAGATAGTTTTTACTTAATTGACCATAGCGTAACGCCGCCAGTTAATGGTCTGTGGCTCGTTGATATCGACGGTATCAAGAGCATTGCTAAACTCACTCGCCTACCTGGTAACCGTTTAGTTGTTACTCAGGGAGAATCTTCATTTGAATGCTCACTGGATGAAATCGATGTCATGGGCCGAGCGGTCAGGATGATTAAGAGCATTTGAGATGACAGTAAGAAAGCAATCTAACGGGAAATGGTTGTGCGAATGCTATCCGAACGGACGCGAAGGTAAGCGCGTCCGTAAGCAGTTCGCGACAAAAGGCGAAGCCATAGCGTTTGAAAACTTCACTATGGATGAAGTGAATAAAAAACCATGGTTGGGAGAGAAAGAAGATCGCCGTTGTCTATCTGAAGTTATTGAACAATGGCATTCGCTGTATGGGCAGACGCTCGCAGACCCTAAGCGCCTGATGGCGAAACTGAACATCATATGTAACGGTCTCGGCAATCCAATAGCTTCTGAATTAACCGCTGGCGATTTTACTAAATACCGGGAAGCTCGGCTTAAAGGGGAAGTAAGAAGCGAGGATGGGACGCGTATGTCGCCCGTAAAACCTCGGACGGTAAACCTTGAGCAACGCAACCTATCTTCTGTTTTTGGCACACTGAAAAAGCTCGGCCACTGGTCAGCGCCTAACCCGCTCGCCGGGTTACCAACATTTAAGATTGCAGAGGGTGAGCTGGCGTTTCTTACACCGGAAGAGATAAAACGTCTGCTGGATGCCTGCGCAGATTCTCAAAGCCCCAGCCTGCTGATGATTGCAAAAATATGTCTTGCCACCGGTGCGCGCTGGAGTGAAGCCGAAAATCTGCAGGGCCATCAGTTATCAAAATACCGCATTACTTACACCAAGACGAAGGGCAAGAAAAACCGAACGGTGCCGATATCTCAAGATCTGTATGACGAACTCCCCAAAAACAGAGGGAAATTATTCGCGCCATGCAGAAAAGCCTTTGAGCGTGCGGTGAAGCGTGCTGGTATCGACTTACCTGAAGGACAGTGCACGCATGTGCTGCGGCATACGTTCGCCAGTCATTTTATGATGAACGGCGGAAACATCCTTGTTCTTAAAGAAATTTTAGGGCATGCCGATATAAAAATGACAATGATTTACGCGCATTTTTCACCAGATCATCTTGAAGACGCTGTAACAAAAAACCCCTTAAATAGCCTTGGATACTGATTATGTCCTATGAAGTTGAACTTTCTTACGAGATTGACCAATTTTTTAAGAGCATTTATAGGAAGAGAAATCTAAAACTACCTTTGACCAAAAAAGATGATCTAGTTTTAGATTTCTTAACTAGATGTGAGATTTATAATACTCTCTTATCCCAATACATTTCAGAGAATAAAAATGATTTTTCAGAATTAATTCCTGACATCTTAGAGGTTTCTAAATTCTTACAGAATGGAATACTCAAGACATTAACATCGTTTTTATCTGGAGATATTAAATTAGCATATGACACATTTGATAAAACCCTTTCAAATAGAACAGTTTATAAAAACCTAAGAAGAATATCCGTCCCGCTAAGTGATTTGTGCAATACGAAAAAAAAATTATTCCGTGTCAGGAAATCGGACAAGCCACTGGGAAAAAGAAAAGACTTATTTCATATACCTTTTTCCATGCGTCATTTTGTTAATGCACAAAGATACTCTGTAGCAGGACTGCCTTGTTTATATCTTGGCACTTCACTTTATATATGCTGGCAGGAAATGGATAAACCAGACTTAGGTAAATTATACATTTCATCCTTTAGGTCTAAAGATTCCAAATCCCGAGTTTTGAATCTTGCAGCAGGTTTCCTATATCATAGAACAAAATCGAAATATGCTGAAGAAATAACATTTGAAGATAATTCAATAAAACTTTCCTATCTAATATTATGGCCTCTCATAGCAGCATGCAATTATATTAAATCTGAAAGTAACGCACCTTTCATTCAAGAATATATCATTCCAAATCTTTTGATGCAGTGGATAAGCAGGAAAGATGGGACGCCAATATCAGGTATTGCATATCGTTCTACTAAATTCTCAAAACCATCGCAAAGCCCCCAAGCGATAAACGTAGTGTTACCACCAAAGGTTAATTATGCTGAAACCGTAGAGTATGATTTTTGCCCAACTCTATGCTCCATGTTTGCTTTTACTCCACCAGTGTCTTGGCAAATAGTTAAAACGCTTGATTACTCTGTTGGCGCAGAGTTGACAAGTGAGCAGATAAAAGCAATCGACTCTTTGAAAAGAAGAGAAAGTATCGGAATCAGAAATTTTGATGAAGATCTAGTAAGTTTGTATCCATTAACTGACTTTTACAAACTTGAAGTTTTCATCGACCGGTACATGGATTATGAGGAGATGATCCCCAACAAAGATGGCGGCAAAATGGCGACGGAACTATTAAACAAGCTAAAACTCATAGATACAGATTAAAACCAAGCTATTGATTTATAATATAAAGCATTGAAAGTAATGACCTATTTATAGTATGTAGGAATTTCGGACGCGGGTTCAACTCCCGCCAGCCCACCAAAATTCTTGGTTGATGGTCACCAGAGCCAGTCAACGAAGTCCTAAGAGCCCGCACGGCGCAAGCCCTGCGGGCTTTTTTGTACCTGTTGTTAGCTGCGCGTACTCGGCTAAATTTAAAGAAAAATGGGTATACGTTTAGGTACACGCGCTATTAAGCATGTATCAATTTTGGACAGTAACCGGGCATGACTCGCATCACTCGCACCTCACTAACAGCAAAAGCCTTAAAGCTAAACCCCACGATAAAGACTTCACTCCACATGCTGGGGTGACCTGTTCTTACTCGTTAAAACATCTGGTAAAAAATTCTGGCGCTTCCGCTATCAAAGTCCGGCAACAAAGCAGCAGACAACGATGGGACTCGGTGCCTTCACTCCTGTTCGCATACTAACGCACGAGGGTTAAGAGCTGATTACCTTGCCTTATGAGCCAACGGAATTGCCCCGCAAATTCAAGCTGAAGTTACAGAGGAATAGCAGCAAAGCGCACCATACCGGACAGTATTTTCTCGACGGTCGCCGCTAACTGGTTCCAGCTCAAAATCAAAAACGTTGCCCTTGATTACGCAAAAGACATTTGGCGCTCACTGGAAAAAGACGTAATCCCAGCCATCGGTGAGATCCTCGTTCATCAACTCAAAGCCCGTACATGGGTAGAAGCACTTGAGCCAATCAAAGCACGAGGGGCACTGTAGACAGTTCGCCGCCTAGTACAGCGTATTAACGAAATAATGATTTATGCGGTAAACACTGATTTGATTGATGCCAATCCAGCATTCGGTGTTGGGATGGCCTTTGAGAAGCCCAAAAAACATAATATGCCGACACTGCGACCGGAAGAATTGCCGAAGCTTATGCGTTCTTTAATCATGTCAAATCTGTCTGTTCCGACTCGCTGTCTCATTGAATGGCAACTCCTGACACTTGTACGCCCTTCTGAGGCTTCTGGTACTCGGTGGGAGGAGATCGATCTCAATGCAAAGCTCTGGACGATTCCAGCCGAGCGGATGAAGGTAAAACGCGAGCATATTATTCCTTTATCATCTCAAGCTCTCGATATTTTATTTATCATGAAACCAACTAGCGCTCACAGAGAATATATTTTCCCTAGCAGGATTGATCCTAAGCAACCAATGAACAGTCTGACTGCAAATGCTGCTTTAAAAAGAATAGGTTATTGTGGTAGATTGGTGGCACATGGCCTACGCTCTATAGCAAGTACCGCTATGAACGAAGCTGGATTTAACTCTGATGTGATTGAAGCTGCATTACCACATTCAGAAAAAAATGAAGTTCGTAGAGCATATAATCGCTCAATCTATCTTGAGCAGAGGAAAGAGTTAATGAATTGGTGGGGCGGGCTCTCTCTAATGTATGTATAAATATAAAACGCCCCGATAATAATCAATGTTCTAGAGCATTAGGTTTATTAATACGTTGCTGATACTATCTTAAATTATCGATATTAAAATGGTGAAATCATTGTGAAAAGCATTGGATTTTTTAATAACAAAGGTGGGGTTGGAAAAACAACGCTACTGTGTAATGTAGCTGCATCATTATCTATTGAATTTAATAAGAAAGTTTTAGTTATTGATGCAGACCCTCAATGTAATGCTTCAGCCTACGTTTTAAATGAAGAGGATCTCGAACGGATTTTCTTGGATAACGATTTTTATAGTATTGACTCATTTTTTGATCCAGTCAGAAGAGGTCAAGGGTATCCACAGAAAATGCCAGAAATTGTAACGAGCCAACGATTTAAGGTCGATTTAATTGTAGGCAGCCCCAAGTTATCAATTAGAGAAGATCTTTTGGCTACTGATTGGGCAGCAACAAGAAATGGAGAGCATAGAGGATTTCAAACCACGTATGTTTTCAAAGAGCTTTTATCAAGATTAGATCATTATGATATTATTATGATTGATATGGGACCTTCTCTTGGAGCCTTGAACCGTTCAGTTATTCTTGGGGTTGACACATTCCTAATGCCCCTTTCCGTTGACATTTTTAGCATGATGGCAGTAGAAAACATTATTAAATCTTTCAACACTTGGAAATCTGCTTTAGCCGACGCGTTGGTAAAATATGTAGAGGTTGAAGGTGAGTCATTTTCAATTGCTGACACCCCAGTTCAATGGAATTTAGATTTTGCAGGCTATGTAATGCAACAATATAAAGCAAAATCTAAAGGTGGAGTCCGCGAACCAGTCGCTGCTTTTGAAAGAATAATCACCAAACAAAAATTAGAACTAGTCGAACTTTGTAAGTTCTTTAATGCAGATATAGATGAACAAAATTTAGGTGAGATCCCTACTTTAAGTAGCGTCGTTCCATTATCACAACAAGCACACGCACCTATTTTCGAACTATCCGCAAAAGATGGAATTGTTGGCTCTCAGTATACACGTGTTTCTGAGGCGGCCGATTTTTTCCACAAAATATCTGCCAATTTACTGGAGCGTTTAGAGAAATGA